CAGCCAAACCTTGACCGTTGTTGTAGCAGCGAACAGTGTCCGTAATGACAAGCTGAGTTCCACTTTCGGCATCAATGCCGTGAGCGTAATTTGCGGAAACATCGGAGTTAGAAATTGAATGGCCAGTTCCTGCGGTGATTAATACACCGCTACCACCCGTACTTCCTTTGCAAACAAGACCTTCAATTTTACAAGCTGACGAAGCATCAAAAATATACAGGTTTGGGTTTACATTAAATGCCGAATAGATGCCTATCAACTGAACTCTTGCGCTGCCCGCCACGGTAACACCCCATCCAAGGTTTGAGTAGCTGTGAACGTTCTCAATAATTGAGTCATTTGCGTAGCTAGCTGCATCATTGTGTCCAATGTTGATACCACCATACCCAACAGCAGTGCCTGTTGCGCGTAAGCCGTTTGCTTTGCTTCGTAGGCCATTAATAGAAATACCTGAATATCCACTATTGACAGCGATGCAGTTGTAATACTCGGAATCATCTGCTTTGGTGCTAGTGATACCAGAGCCTAAGTTGTTCGCTGTATAGCTTCCAAAAATACGAACAGCACTGTAGTACAGGTAAATACAAGAACGGTCATTACCAGAGCCGCCAACATTGTAAAGATCAAACTCGGAGCAACTGGCGAGATATACCCCAGCACGACCATCCTCAGCATTTACGGTGTTATTTACTTGAACATTTTGCAGTTTACTATTTGTAACAGATGTAAAGACAATCCCACCAAAACGATCTGCTGGATTTGTTGCAACAAGAGCACCTTTGTTGCCGTCAACAATCAAATTACTAATGCGTATTCCACTACCACTTGTGTTGGTCAGCATATTGAATATGCTGCCTGTTTTTCGTTTGATTGTTGAATAATTAAAATTCGCAATAAAATTGGATGGCACAGAAAGCGACGAAGAAATTAAATATGTCGCAATAATAGGAGAAATTAGTTCTGTGCCAACACTTGCGGCAAACGTCATAGCCGCCTGAATAGCCGCAGTATCATCCGTTACACCATCCCCAATAGCTCCGAAGTCTTTAACTGAAACTGTATCATTAAGCTTGGACGCTACAGTACGAGTAACTGCGCCTGTGCCACCATTAGTTGTGCCAATAACCGCAGAGCCATTAGATAGTAAAAAACTATTGTGAAGAACTGATGCGCTAATTGATTGAGCAGTTGCATTTGTTCCAACCTGTGCATCTGCCAATGTCATTGCTGTTGGATAATCCCCAGGGATATCAACGTCATTAACAACTTTTAATGTTGCGCCATTCTTAGTTACTAAGAAATTATACCGACCATTGCCAACATAAAAACTAAATGTTCCATTAGTATCAGTAGTTACCGTTGGAAGAACAATAGAACCGCCAGCATCAGAATAAACCGTTACAGGTAAGCCAGTAGAATTATCAGTAATTAAAACTATAGCTCCCCCAATTACGTTGCCTGACCTATCTTGAACTACATCAATATAATGTTGCATTATTTAAACTCCAGCTTCTTCAGTCCATTCAATATACATATACAAACTTGTTCCAGCTGGAATAGTTTGACCAGCAAAACTTATGGAAATAGACTCATTTGCATTGCGTAAAATAGGACTTTCAGCAGAAACACCAGTCCAATCAGCCATCCAATGAGTTGGTTCACCAGCTGGCGAGGCTTGTGCTGGTAAATATATTTTATCTCCTTCTAAACTTGAGCCTGTACCTAATGCAGATGGATTTGCTGAGTATAAAAGCAATGTGCCAGCAGGATTAGGATCAAGTGAATCGTATTTAGTAGCCGTTGGACTTGTAGATGTTCCGCCTGTGCTTAATGTTGTTTTCTTTCTAATGTATAAATCAAGAATTGCTGCTGCGGTTGCAGAGCCAGAAACTCCGACTTTGGTAATTCTAATGCATTTTCCATTTGCACCGACAAGAGTTAAAACTTCTGTCGCCAATGCAGCTGGTGTAATATCAGCAGCTCGGTAAGCATAAGTTGGACGATTGTTTTCAATTACTACGCTTTGTGCCATTGCTGATACCTCAAAAATTAGTTGACCACATCCTTGTGGTCGTAAATATTATTTACTGAATTGACCGATTGCAGATACAGTCCAAACACCAGCAGCAGGAATTTGACCTGCTGGTATAGCAGTTGCTAAAGAGTTTCTCCAAACAACTGTTACTGTGTTAGTAGCAGTTACAGTGGCAGAAACTAATTGCAAGCCTTTTGGTATTGCAGACCATACTGCATCTCTGGCACGAATAGCAACGTCAAGATCAGTTGTCAAAATACCAGTAGCAGTAATTGTTTCAGTTACAGTTGCACCAGCAGCAATAGCAGAACCGCCATTGATTTGGTATGAAGATGATGCGTATGAAGCGATTGGTAATTTGCCATCTAACTGACCAATACCAAAACCGTTATTATTTAAATCTGGCATGAAGCCTCCTAAAAAAGTTTAAATGGTGGGCTATTACACCCACCGTAAATGATATTAACCAGTTATACGAACAGCCAATTCTGGGTAGATAGTTTTCCAGCCATATAGTACGTCAAAACGAACTGGGAACAAATCAGAATTGATGTCATATTGACGAACCATTCTCATTGAGATGCCATCAAAGTTATCACGTTCTGCCATATCAACACCACCAGGCAATAACAAGTCAGCAGATGCTAAAGTAAATGCGTCTTTGTGATAAGCCAAGTTTTGTGCATAAGGAACAGCACCAACAGCACCTGACAATACAACGATTGCAGCAGTACCAGCAGGAGTGCCAGTACAAGTTGCAAACTGACCGCTTGGAATGTAAGCAGGATAGATTGGCAATGTACCAGAAGTAGTCACAACAGTATCAGCAGTTACAACGAATTGCATCAATGAGCCAGTTGATTGACGGTTTTGTGGGTTAATTGCATAAACACCAGCAATAGTAAATACTGTGCCACGAGGCACAGTACCTGCAGTTGTAGTAACGGCAACAGTTGTTGCGCCTGAAGCAGGAGCAGAACTAATTGCAGTCAATGAACCAGCAGCTTGTGGAGTAAATGCAGCTACGTTAGCATCTTCAGCAAAGTTAAAACCTAAAACGCCATCACCTAAAGCACCATTAGTGAAGATTTTAGAGATTGTTCCAGATGGGTTGAAAAGGTTAGTCAAGCCAGAAACAATGTTAGCTGAGCTGTTAGGATCAACAGTAATGTTTCTTGGTGAGTAAGGCACACCGTTTTCTGTCATTTTTCTACGAGCTGCAAGGATAGTTTGTTGCACTTGACTAGAAGTAACTGAACCGCCATTCAACACGCCAGCAGTACCAGCAAAGTTATTGACATCTTTGTATAGTTGCAAGCCGTCATAATCGACTTTGTTAGCTACAGTTGCCATTGCAGGCTTAAGGAAACGATCTGCAAATTCATCAATGCTTAAAGTCAAATCAGCAGAACTGAAAGAAATATCAACACCAAATTGAGTGTCTAAAGTGATAGGCACATAAGTTTCAGTTGATGCTTCAACCTGCAATGCTTGACCAGTACGACCAACATAACGAGGTGGTTTACGAGCATTGATAGTAGCACCGACTTTTGCGCCAGTTACGCCAAATTTGTCGTCATATTCACGGTTTACACCACGAGTAAAAGTTAGTTCATTCTTCAGAATCCGTAAAGATTCTTTCATAATGACGCTTGAGGTTAATAAAGTATTTGCCATTTCGGCCTCCGATACGGATTAATTTGATTTAGGGTTAATTTACTTTTTGGCTAATTGCTTATCTCTTAAAGCATTATATTCAGCCATACTTTTTGCCTGACTTAAGTCAGTAATAACACTAGAATTTTTTGCACCGCTCAAGGCGGAGATAGGTTTGGGTGCAGAAGATGCTTTCTTTACAGCAACTCCCGAAGTTTGTTCTGCTAATAACCCTTCAATTCTGCCAATATACCTTGCAGCTTGTGAAGCAGTCATGTCGCTTATTTTGTCCAATTCCGCAGGGTTCTTGCCTAGATAATAAGCAATTTCTGTCGGGTTGTCTGATTCTAACACAAGATTTGTAAAAGCAGATACTTTTGCCAATGGATGCGTTAAAAATTCTTCACTTGCCATATCATAATCAGCATAAGTTTCTCTTGCTTTAGCTTCTGCTTGTTGCAAAGATGCTCTGCGTTCATGAATAGTAGCTTGTTCATTCTGTGCATCAAATCGTTGTTGCACTTTAAAATCGGTTAATGCTTCTAAATAATCTGGGTCATAACGTCCAGCAGCAAATTGATCTGGGTCAGGCGCACCATTTGGCAATGCTTTAGGCATTTGTTGGTTTGTGCCATTACGCATAGATTGCAGTTCTTGTTCTAAACGATCTGCTCTTTCTTGCGCTCTTTGACGCTCTCTGCGTTCCTCATACTTTTCCCTAGTGATCTCATCAATGCGCTTTTGTACGCCTTTGGGAACTTTATCGGGTTCGGGTTGCTCCTCTACTTCCTCTATTTCCTCAGCTTCAATAAGCGGAGCTTCTTCAATAATTTCTTCTACTATTTCTTCGGACATTATGCACCTTCTATTGGCGGTTGTTGCGCCATTTCTGGCGATGGTTGTTGAGCTTCCTGTTGTTCAGGTTGCTCGTTTTCTTGTGGTTCATTAACATCATCTAAATCTTCAGCCTCACCAGTATTGCCTAATGCTAATGTTGATTGAAGATTAGCTAATGCTAATTGGTGAAGCTGTGCGTCTGTAAGGGACGATTTTGTTTCTATTTCTGCAATGACTTTCATGCGTTCTGTTTGAGCTTTAAATCGCTCAATATCTAGCTTATCTTCATCACTTCCGACTTTGGCTTGAGCTGTTTGTAACTCTTGCGATAAATGCTCAACCATGTCGGCCATTTGTTGCATTTGTTGTTCCATTTGTGGATCAACTTCTGGCTTTCCATCTTCTTCAGACTTCATAGTTTGTTGAATCTGTGGAGGAAGCATTGCTTGCATACGTTTTGCTATTTCATCAGCACCAGGCCAATCAAGATTTCTTACAATCAAATCACCAGCAACTTGCAATACAGTAGGATCAGCTTGCACAAACGCCATCATTGATTCAGCAGCTTCTTGTCGTCTGGTTGCGTAATTCGGTCCACTGTCTACAACAATGTCGTACTTACCCACATTAAAATTATATATAGACTCAACTCCGCCTTTTTCTGTAGGTTGCTCCATCTTGGCTTGAGGTTGCTCAGGATTGATTGTAACTTGCTTCGGAGTTTCATCTTCGCCCAATATCCTTATGACTCTTTGTGTGTCATAAATTTTAGGAATCATCTCGACAATAATACGACCTGCTTGCCTAATTGACCGATTAAGATTGTCAGAGAAATGAAAGTTTCCAATAGATGCTTGTCTTTGTTGACTTAAGATTGCTTTACCAGATTGTTGGCTTTCACGATTACCCAATGAAGCATCAAAGATTCCCATTGATGATTTCATATCATCAACAGCTCTTGCCATTGCAGATTCAAAGCCGGGATTAGTTGTAATGCCTTGTTGACGTTGTGGCGCACCAACTGTAGTACCACCAAAGGAAACAGGATTATAAGTTAATACCGAAATATTATGACGGTTAGCCATCAACCATTCTTGTTCATAGCCATCGATTTGACCTTCAGCAACTATGTATGGCGCACGAGGAGCTAACGCCATGACCTCAGTATTGGCTGATTGCATGTAATTGTATTGACGAGCAGGGTCTTTTGCAAAACGAGTTAAGCCATGAACATGACGTTTACCTTCCACCCATACTTCATTTCCTAGCACAGGAATAACAGGTATAAATGAAGTTGGTAGTTCTGTTTTGTCAAGTATCTTGTCGCCACCGATCTTGTACCACATGCACTTTTTATCAAACGATTTGCGCTCTGCAACAACAAGGTCTTGGTATTCTTCTGGTAATTCATCTTTCCAGATAGTAGAACCATCTTGTAATTGCACCAATGCACGTTGCTTTGCTTCAATCTCAAAGTATTCAGCAACCCTTACAAAATCTTTACCAAACCAGCCTTGACGATCACCAGTTACACCATCTTTCCAGCTTGTAGTATCAACGTCAGGAAACTCTAGTTTAAAATCATCTAATGCCCAATCTTCAATAACAAATGCCCACTTTGCATCTGAGCCATCGGGTTCAGTTGATTCTGGATCGAAATAAACTTTATTAGGATCAACAACACGTTTGATTAAAATGTCTTGATTAAAGCTGTTGTCTTCACAATAATCAGTAATTATTCTGAAGTAACCTAAACCGCAGTCCACTTGCCATTCAGCAGCAGTATCGTAGGCAATATCAGCACGACTTGCATCTTGTATATGTCTAATCAATCCTTGCATTACCTCAGCAGTATCAACATCAGACTTGTCATCGACAGGACGCACTTTAATGCCTGGTCGGTTCTGCCTGATCTCATTGATAATTTGATTGCGGAACTGAAACAAGCGATTGATTGTAAGCATAGGACGTTCTTGTCCTGGTCGTTCACGATCACGTTTAACCGAGTCAGGCCATTGTTGCCCAAGACGTACAAACTTAATGTCGTCAAGGCGCTCGATGCGCCCTTCGCTTTCTAAGTCAGCAGCAAGGTTAAATCGTTTCTGCGCCCGTTCAATTACTTTATCGTCTGCCATTTGTCAAGTTCCAAATAAAAGTTTTTTGCATAATATCACATCCAGCTTCCACTGGAAACATATCCTGTACGTTTAGGTTCTTTCTTCTTACGAACGTTTCTGATGCCTTCGCAAGCATATCTAAGAGCGTCCATGATGTGATTGTTCTTGTCTTCTAACACAGGAAGTATTCTATCTGTTAGCGGATCAGTTTTATAACTGTAGGTTGTAAGTTCTCTAATTGTTTCAGCGCATCTT